ATGCGCGCTGCTGCTCGTTGAGCTGCGGCCGCTCAGGCTGCTGGGCCTGCGGCTGGTAGGTCGGCTGCTGCGTTTCTTGCGGCGCTTGGGCCGGCTGCGGGCGCCACGCCTCGACCCGGGAGAGGTCGTTCGACGTGCGAATCATACGCTGCTGAGCGTCAAGAAGTGCGTCTGGATCACCAGCTTCATAGGCGTTTTTGTAGTCGCGCTTCGCGGCTTCAAGCTCCGTCTCAAGGCGTGCTTTAGCCTGCGCAACGGTAGCCGTCTGGCCCTGAGTCAGGCTCTCGCGCAGCTTTGCGACTTCAGCCTGCTGCTGTTTGGCAAACTCCACCGCCGCCTCGCGCTCACGGAACGCCGCTTGGCGCTGCCGTTCGGCCTCGTGATACTCGAACTTCAGCTTCTTAATGCGCTTCTGCACGCTCTCGCTGTACTTCTCGATCTCCGCATCATCAGGCACGTCAGCCTTATGATCCTCCGGGAGGCGCGGTTTCTCGTCCTCGGGGACATCATCCTCGACCTCGATCTCAAAGTCGGGCTCTTCGGTATCTGCCTCTTCGCCGTCAACCTGATCGTCAGGATTCTGATTCTGTGTTGCTTCGGTCATGGTTATGCCCTCGTGTAGCCGCGCGGATCGTCAACCACCGCTTCTACGGTGTCGTCGTTGATAATCCGAAATTCTTTGCCGCCAATCTTAAACCGGGTGCCGGAATAAGAGCGGAAGATAATGAAGTCGCCTTCTTTGCACCACGGTCCGTTCGGGAAGCGATCGGGGTCGTTGTACGCGTCTGGGCCAACTTTCATCACATAGCCAATGATCGACGCGGTTTCCTCGCGCGTCTTCAGTTCATCAGGCATATAGACGCCGCCTTCAGTCCGCCCATCCATCTCTGGGACGGCGATCAAAACACGGTATCCTTGGGGGTGCGGTAGCTTAAGGAGTACATCCTCAGCTACATCAGGTGTAGTCGTCATTGCGGTCCTTTCTCGCAGTGGAATACGGTCCACAGAGCCGCGCCAGTGTATCTGGCGAGTAAACGCTACAGCATATTGTGTTATGACTCAATATACTGCTTCTCTAGGTCGTCGACGTACGCGAGCACCATCTCTATGGCCTCCATACGCCCTACCAGCTGCCGGTATGTAGCGTAGTCGGCAGCGCTGCCAGCGCTAATGGCGTCACGAAGAGCCTCCTTTGACTCCTCCAGTTCCCGTTTCATCTTTAGCAGTGGGTCCATTCTGATCTCCTTTACTCAGCTCAGATGCTATCTTAGTCCCCAACTTGGCCCCCTCGGTCTTCTCTTTGCGAGCATTGGTGTCGAGTTGAGTTGCAAGGCGTGCCCCAATCTGAGCCCCGGCACGCTTGTTCTCGGATGCGATGCGCTCTTCTTGGATAAGCGCGTTCGTAGTGTTTTTCTTGTCTTCGAGGCGGATGCGCTCGATGTCCATGAGGGCCTCGTGCTTGGCCTCGGCCTCTTTGAGTGCAACCTCGCGTTCTTTGAGCTCCAGCTCCTTGCGCTGGATGACGGTGAGCGGGTCTTGCGCCTGCTGCTGTGCCATCTTCTGCTGCATCTCCATCTGGCTCTTGCGCATAAGTTTGTCGGCGGCCTGCGCAGCGAGACGGGAAATCTCGCGCTCGGTGTCCTCCGGCAGCGGCATCTCAGGGTCAGGCATCTCCACACCAAGCTGCTTCTGAATCTCAACGCGATACTGCATGGCAATATGCTCGGTGACGTGCGCCATAGCGGCACCTTGAATAACCTGCGCGAACGGAGACTGCCCGACCATCTGTTGGATTTTCGGGTCCTGCATGGCCGCCATATGGACTTGGATGTGAGCCTCGTGGTCCTGATACAGGAACGCCTTGACCGGCTCTTGCTTGAGCATCGCCATGTTCTCCGTGACGGGGTCCATAGGCTTGATGTCATCCGGCAGCTTCACGATGTCACCCGCATCGGGGATGTTAAGCACCTCCAGCATCTGGCGGTGCAGCTTGCCAAGGTCGTACAACTGCGGTGCTTGCTGCGCCATCTGCAGGGCGGCTTGGTACTGCGCCACACGCTGCGCCATCGTTGCAGCGTTCGGGTCCGAGACAGGAATAATATCCACGCGTTCGTCGAAATCTGCCGTACGGTCGAAGTTCTCATCCGGATAATAGTCGTACTGCGGCGGCATATACTCGCGGATAATCCGAGCGAGGAGGCGGAGCTCTTGCTTCATCGCTGCGTGCATGCGCGCTTGGACGCCAGACATCACTTTAAGCGAGCGCTCCAGCAGGGCCAGCGTGGTGCCAACCGGCGCCTCGGGGTTCATATTGCCAACCTGCATGTCCGCCACAGAGCCAATCCGACGGCCTTCCTCGACGACATTTCCGAGAAGCTGGTGCAGGACCGCGGACGGCTCTTTGTATGGCAAGAACGCAATAGAGTCGCGAATAGACCCGCCCGGGATGTCCACATCCCGGAACTCACCCGGCGCGAGCGGGCCGTCATCCCCTTTGATCCGCATGCCGCGCGCCTTAAGACCCGCCGGCAGGTTAGACAGCGTACCAGCGTCGATAAGTTGCCGCATAATAGAGGTCGCAGACTTAGCCAGACCACCTATGAGGTGGATAAGCCCAATGCCGTAGAACCCAAGTCCCGGCAGGTATTTGTAGTGCACGAAGTGCTGCTGCGGCTGCTTACGTGCGTCCCCCTCGGCCCAGTTGCGGCGGATCGACAGCACGGTCATGGAGGACTTGTCGATGGTCACAATATACGGTCGTGCAAGCCCGTCCGGGTCGTCGAACCCCTCGGGCATGTTCATAATGACGTGCATCTCAAGGATTGTATGGCGATCATCATCGTCGAGGGTATCCACCTCGCCCTCGATCTCATCATACTTGGCTTGGATGTCGCTCGACTCCGCCACGGGGTCCGGCAACTCTATGTCGCGGTAGAACCCGGCAATCTGGAGAGACATGACCTCATGCGCCGTGCGCTTCATCACATGGGTATACCGCGGGCAGCTGCGTAGATCGGACGCGCCGTAAGACACCACAAGGTCTTCAGCCGGCACAAACATAGCCGCCGGACGCTCGGTGATGGGATCGAAGTACACTTTCTTGAACGCGGAGCCCGCCAGCGCCGCGCGGAACAGAAGCTGCTCCATCTCATCGCGGTACTCAGGAATCTTCTCCGTCAGCTGGTAGTTCAGCTCGTTCTCGACACGGCGTCCTTGTTCCAGCTTCTCAGGGGTGACTTTGCCAAGTACTTTCGACTGCGCGGGGCCCGCCGGCGGGAACAACTCGCCCATGGCCTGCGCTTGGAACCGCACCACGGCTTCGGTAAGCAGGGGGTGGAACACCCCAGAGGCACCCTGCCACGGCTGGCTGCGCTCCTCGACCTTCATCCCAAGCAGATCGAGTCCTTTTATATAGGCGGTAGCCCAATCCGACCGCGACCGGCGGTCTGCCTCGAAGTCAGCCACGAGTTCGCTGGCCATGGCCTCAAGGTCGGTTTCGTCCAGCAGCTCCGCTAAGTTGGCGTCGTGCGGCAGCTCCCCACCGGTCAACTCCGCGGTGACGTCGCCAGAGAAATCAATAATAACCCCGCCATCGTCCGTTTCGATCGAGACAGCGTCAGGGTTCACGATCCCAATATCCAACTCGTCGGTACCGACCTCATCGACATCCGTCTCAAGAGCATCTTCCGGCAGCTCAAACGGCGTGGCTTGCTTATCAACGGCCATCAGGGCCTCCTATATCGGCAATTTGCATCACAGTACCCTACAACGCGTTGTTTTGGCAAGTTGGGGGCTCAGTAGTACTCGCGCTTCACTCTATACGGAGTCGGCTCATCCTCGAAGTCAGTGGGCAGGCGAATAAACCCGCCTTGGCGGAACCGCATCAGCGCCATAACAGTGGAGTCAACAAGGTCGTCGTGGGTCGCGAACGGGAATGCTGCGATCTCCTCAATCAGCTCCTCCGCCCACCGCGTGTCAGGCACCCACACCATGCCGCTCGCGATGATGTCAGCAACCGAGTTCAGGCGGGCGTACTTGTCCCCGGTGCCGCGGTGCGGCGTATACTCTTGCAGGGGGATACCCATACGGCGGAGTTCTTGGTAGATCGCCACCCCCGCAGATTTTTTCTCGACGATAAACGCATCGGGTTGCCAGTCGCTCCAGTGCTCAAGGCAAAGTGCTTTTAATTCAGGAAATTCAAGACGTTCTTTGACGGAGTTCAACAAGATTAGCTCGTAGGCTCCGTTGTCCTCATTGAGGAAAACACCCCACGTCGTGAGCGCCGTGTAGTCCGCTCTGTTGTTGGTTTCTGCAGCGGCGTCGAGGGAGGAAATAATGTACTCACACGGGGGCGGCGTCTCCCGCGTCCACCGCTGCCACCACTCGCGTTTCACCACCGCAGATTCTTCCGCCGTGGGGTTCTGTTGGTACTGAGCGTTCCACTGGTACGCCGGCATGGATGCTTTGGTTCGGTTCAGCGCGGGTACGTCGAAAAACTCCGGCCACAGCGCCTTCTGCACAGTGACCGTTTCGCCTGTATCGGAGTCCACTTCCTCCGCCTCGAAGATCGCGGGGAACTCGAAAATCTCGTACTGGTCCGCCCCCTCGTTCATCGTCATGTCTTTTGTCACGCGCCCGATGAGGTCCGACTGGTGCCAGCGGGTATGCACGATCGCTACGCGCCCACCGGGCATAAGGCGAGTCCGGGCACCGAAGGTGAACCACTCATATGCCTTGTCAAACACCCCGAAGTTACCGTTCAGGATGTCCTGCTCCGAGTGCGGGTCGTCGACAAGAAGCAAATGCGCGCCCCGTCCGGCCAGCGCCGAGCCCACACCCGCGGCGAAGAACTCACCGCCGTGGTTTGTGCTCCACCGACCGGCCGACTTACTGTCAGCAGCGAGCCCCACATCAGGAAATACGGCCTTGAACTCCGCAGACCCGAGGATGTTACGGACTTTACGTCCGAAATCCACAGCCAGATCAGTTGTGTGCGACACAAGCATCACTTTATGGTCCGGATGCCGACCAAGATACCACGCGGTGTAAAAAATAGAGACGAGCTGCGACTTACCATGCCTCGGAGGCACGGATACGCAGATGCGGTCCTTAGTGCCCTGCTCAATATCCATAAGGAGGTCTGCAAGGCGGCGGTGGTGTGCCCCTACCTTATAGTCTGCCTGCATGTGCCGACAGAACTCAATCAGATCGAGCTGCTTACTGGACTGCGCGGACCGCTCTTCAAGCTCCGACAACTGCCGGTTTATCTCCTCAAGCTCGCGCTGCGACAACTGGTCGATATTCTGCAGGAGGAGGTCTAGCTCCTCGCGGGAGAAGCCTAGATCAGAGACGACGGCGTTCATTCCACGTCGTCCCACGCCGCGTCGAGGTCATCGACTGTGACTACAGGTACGGACGTGCCGCCCGGCAGCTCATCCATCACCTCCGCATCAACCACGTCATCCGCATTCACCAGCTTGGTAAGCTTAGCCCGCAGGGCATCGCGGAGTTCGTCACTTGTCTGGTGCGTCACCGTCACCTCCCGCTTCTCAGAAAACAGCCCCACATCGCTGATCTTGCCGAGTAGCTCCAACGCACGGATGCGAATCCGCGCATCGGGGTTGTCAGACTCCTCCAAGAGTTTGTTTGTAACGTAGGTTCGCAGCTGCTCTGCGTCCTCTACTATATTAGTGCTGAAATCCCGCAGCTGCTTGTCCAACGCACGCAGGGCAGCGGGGGTCATCTGAGACGTCTGTTTTGTTGTCATTTCTTTCGAAGCCATATCTGGGTCCTCGGCGTAGGTCATCATCCAGTACCCCGCCGTTTCAATGTCGTCATCGGTGTACGGCACCTTCATGCCGTGCTGCATGAGCAACTCGATCGTCTTCGACGCTGCTGCCACGCGTTCCGTAAACTCCAGCTTGGGTTCTCGGGCACGGGGCATGACGTGGCCCCGCTCCGGCGTAAGATACAGTGTCATACCACTCATTATAGTAGCATATACCCCCGCCTGACAATCTGGGACTCCTTGCAGGGGTTTTTCTAGGTAGAGGGGGTGGGGGTCGGGATATGCGGTTTTTTGCGCTTAGGGGGTGGGTCTTGGAATTTTTGCACGCTGTGGTTGCGCTGAGCGGGGGTTGGGTGGACGGGAATTTCGCCAATATGGGGGGGTGAAAATTCGCCAAATTGCGCGGTGTTGGTGTGGAATAGTATTACTATACAGCAACGGGACTCGTCGGCGGAGAGGGGGGTGCCCCCCGGGTGGGGGTCGCGGGGCGGTTAGACACCGCGTCTAACCCCGCCATACCGCGCGAAATATGACACGTTAACACGTCAAACCGTTGTAATACGTGGTAAAACGTGCCATATTGTAATCATCGAAAGGGCAATAATGCCCCGACGATAGGTCAACTGAAAGGAAATGACATGACCACTTTTACCAAGTCCACCGCCGCACTCACCGCAATAACCGCCGTTGGCGCTGCATCGCGCAAAGAAGAAAGCGCCGTCGCGTCACGCGATACCGCGATTGTAAAGGCGGCCGACGCTATGCACGCCGCGGGCGTTACGGCAAAGGATATCGCCAAGGGCGGCGCGCAACATGACGCGGCCTATGCCGCGTTCGCGCAAGGGCGATTGACGCCCAAGGAATACGCGGTATTTGCTGATCCGTCGAAAAAACGCAAGGTAAACGGCAAGTATACGCCCAAGCATGCGCTTGTGGACCGTGTAACAAAGGCATATGCGCGCTTCACGCGCGACGTTGGAAAGGCGCTAGACGCCATGTCCAAGGGCGCGACGGCCAAGGACGTCGCAAAGGCCACCAAGGACGCCAAGGCCGCCACGGCGTCCAAGAACGCACGAGGGCGCGCCAAGCCGCTTGCGGAAGCGCTGGAAACCGGGCTGGCTGACTTGATCCGCCGGACTAACACGGACAAGGCAAAAGATGCACCGTCCGGCAAGGCCCACGCGGAAACGGCCGCGATACTGCGCAAGGCGGCAAAAGAAATTGCCGCGCTGCAGAAATAATCACTACGCCCCGGCGCCATATGGCGCCGGGGCTTTTTTGTGTCCAATGGAATGACGGTTAGACGCCGCGTCTAACCCACGCCACGCCGCTTCGGTTTCGACCGGGGCGACCGAAACCAGTTACTACCCCAGCACAGAGCACACGGCACAGAGCGGCCACAGGTTAGACGGCGCGTCTAACCACGCGAAACCAGTTACTACCCCAGCACAGAGCGCAGAGCGCAGCGGTTTCGGCGAAACACACCCAGCACACCTACCGCACCCAGCACACCCAGCACACCCAGCACACCACTCGCACCAATCCCCTCGCACCGAGCACATCCAGCACACCACTCGCACCGAGCACACCGGTTAGACGCGGCGTCTAACATATAGTGTGTTGTGACAAACACACCTTAACGACAACACAGTGTGTTGCGCGCATATTATAAATTGTGGGGATGTGAGATTTCCGAGGAATTCGCGAAAATTTTCAAATTTCACTCTAACCTTCGTTGAACCATCCGCTCCGCGTTTGGTGAAACTCGGTTAGAGTTTACACTCTTTTTTCGGGCTGTCAACCCCAAAATTAAGTCATTGAAAACAAAGGGAAATTTGTATTGTTCCAGTGCTAAGTCATTGAAATCATTACAATGTTCCTATTGTTCCAGTTGGCGTTTTTTCAAGTGGAACAATTAACCCACTGAAAACAAACGAAAAAATGGTATTGTTCCTATTGTTCCACTAAATCCGAAAATTACTCGCAGGGTCCGGAATTTCCGCTCAAATCCACACGTGATAATATGTTATGACGTGTTGAAATTTCCCAGAGCCATTCAGATTTTTTGCTACAATAGGAACAATAGGAACAATAGGGGTATATATATATAAGAGTAACTAACTTTTATATATATATATCAACCACTTAGCCCATCTCCTCCCCCTGCATTTCCTCGCCTTTTCGGCGTTTTGGCCAACTGGAACAATACGGAACAATAGGAACAATACCTGTTTTCAAGGACTTAGCCCCCACATTGCCTATCCTGCGCCATTTGCCTATAAATCTTGGTTATACTTATTTAATTAGATCA